GGTACTGTAATTTGGGGTAATAAAACTCTACAAGTAAGAGAATCTGCTCTTGATAGAATTAACGTAAGAAGATTGTTATTACAAGCTCGTAAGTTGATTTCAGCGGTATCTGTTAGATTGTTGTTTGAACAAAACGACCAAAAAGTTAGACAAGATTTCTTAGATGCGGTTAATCCTATCTTAGATGCAATCAGAAGAGACCGTGGTTTATACGATTTCCGTGTAACAGTTTCTTCAGACGTAGCCGATTTAGATAGAAACCAAATGACAGGTAAAATCTATATCAAACCTACAAGGTCACTTGAATTTATAGATATCACCTTCTACATTACACCAACAGGTGCATCGTTTGAGAATATCTAAAATAATTATTTACTACATAAAACCCCCAAGTTTGGGGGTTTTTTTATTTTCACACTATTTATGTTTATGAATCATGAAGTTATAGAAGGTATTGATGAAACAGGTAGTCCTGACATGAAGTATTATGCTTTTGACTGGGATGACAATATTATGGTAATGCCAACAAAAATAATTTTAAAAGATGAGGATGGTAATGATGTTGGTATGTCGACTGAAGATTTTGCTGAATATAGAACTGAAATAGGTAAGGAACCTTTTGAATATGAAGAACATAAAATTGTTGGATATGCTGACGAACCTTTTAGATTTTTTAGAACATCAGGTGATAAACAATTTATTATGGATAGTTTATTGGCAAAACCCGGACCAGCTTGGTCTGATTTTGTGGAGGCAATCAATGGAGGTTCAATATTTTCAATTGTTACGGCAAGAGGTCACGACCCAAACACAATTAAAGAATCTATTTACAATTTGATTATTTCTAATCATAATGGTATAGATTCTAAACAACTGATAAAAAATCTAGAAAAATATAGAGATATTACTGGTGAAAAAAGTGGTAATAAAAAAGATATAATAAAAGAATATTTAAATCTATGTAGATTTTATCCAGTTACATTTGGTGAGGGTTCGGCAATTAATCCTGAGGATGGAAAGATTAAAGCGTTAAGTGATTTTGTTAGATATGTAAAAAAAGTTTCAAATAAGATAAATAAAAAGGCTTATTTAAAAAATAAAATAACTAATAGATTTTTACCAACTATTGGATTTTCAGATGATGATTTAAGAAATGTTGAAAAAGTTAAATCTCATTTTGAAAAAAAACCAGATAATATAATTAAAACCTATTCAACTGCTGGTGGTGTTAAAAAACCTTATTAAGTATTTATATGCTAAGAATAATTTTAAAAAATACAAAAGTAAAGATAAAAAATTTATTTCGCAATATTTATAATAAAATAATAAACAAGAATTAATTAAAAAAAAAGAATATGGCTGATTTACTAATGAAAATGCCCATACCGTATGAACCAAAAAGACAAAATAGGTTTATACTTCGATTCCCAACTACACTAGGAATTAACGAGTGGTTTGTTGAAACAGCCGCTAGACCATCAATAGCTATTAATTCAGTAGAAATTCCGTTTCTAAATACTTCAACATATGTTGCTGGTAGATTTAAATGGAATCCTATTAATGTTAAGTTCAGAGACCCAATCGGTCCATCCGCTTCTCAGGCTTTAATGGAATGGGTTCGTTTATGTGCGGAATCTGTTACAGGACGTATGGGGTATGCTGCTGGATATAAGAAAAATGTCGACTTGGAGATGTTAGACCCAACAGGTGTTGTTGTTGAAAAATGGATTATCGAGGGAACATTTTTAACTTCTGTTAACTTTGATGGTTTGGCGTATAACACGGACGCTATCGCCTCAATCTCCGCAACATTACAAATGGACCGTTGTATACTAGTTTATTAATTTCAATTTAAATACATATATGGGAATTTTTATTTCTAATATTGATAATAAATTGTCTTTATAAAAAAAGATAACATATTATATTTAAAATAAAAGAAATATTAAAATGGAACAACCAAATGTGTTTGATGCCGGACAACAAGATTTTAACTTACCACACGATGTGGTAACATTACCAACAGGTGGTATTTTTTATAAATCAAAGAAGAAATCAATTAAAGTTGGGTATTTAACAGCTAACGATGAAAATTTATTGGTGTCACTATCTCAAATGGGTGGTGATAATTTAATTACGTCTTTACTTAGAAATAAAATATATGAACGTGAATTACGACCCGAAGAATTACTTGAATCGGATATTCAAGCGATTTTAATTTTTTTAAGAAATACATCATTCGGTCCTGAATACACGGTTACCTTGGTTGACCCAAAAACAGATAAAAAATTTGAATACACTTTTTTATTGGATGAGTTAAACCTTAATAAATGTGAGTATAAAGCGGATGAAAATGGTGTTTTTACAACAACATTACCAAAAACAGGTTCAATGGTAAAATTAAGACCATTAACATTTTCTGAAGTTAATGAAATTAATAGACTTTCAGAACAATATCCAACTGGAAGGGTTGCTCCAACAATAACTTGGAGATTAATGAAACAGATTGTGGAAGTTGAAGGTAATTCATCTCAAGAAATTATTTCACAATTTATAAATCAACTACCGATTATGGATTCTAAATATATTCGTAATTTTTTGAGAGATAATACACCGTCTTTAGATTTAAGACAAACAGTAAAAGCCCCGTCAGGAGAATTGGTGAAATTTAATATCACCTTCGGGGCCGAATTTTTTCTACCTTTCTTCTAAACATAGACAAAATTTAATTGAAGAATATTATTTTTTATCCAAATTTAATAGAACTCAATATTCTGAATTTTTAAATATGCCAACATATGTTAGAAAATATATAATTGGTAGAATCATTGAAGATAACACACCAAAAAATACATAAAACATAATTAATGATATTTATAATATATTCTTAAATTATGTTTTCAGGAAGTTCGTTTGACCCAGTTGCGGGTATTCAAAATAATCTTAATGAGTTTCTTTCCGATATTGGAAATGCGATTGCTGATAATATAAAATCCGATGTTATCGCAAAAATGGTTAAGGATGTTGATGATGCTGCGGTTGGTATTGCAAAATCGTTTGGTCAAGGTAGAGAAAATGTGTTGGCGATGTCTCAGTCAATGACTGCGGCATATAGAGACGTTGTTTTATTGGGGGGTGAATTTAATGACATTGCTAATATACAAAAAGATGTTTCATCAACCTTAGGTAGAAATATAATATTAACCTCAGAATCCTATGAAGGATTATATGCTGCGTCTCAAGTTACCGAAAAAAGCGCATCTTATATTGTTGAATCATTTAAAAATGCGGGTATCTCGGCATATCAAGCGTCAACCGAAATGGGTAAAGTTGTTGATATTGCAAGAGCTTCGGGTGTTAACGCAATTGCGGTCAGTCAAAAAGTTTTAGCTAACATGGAAGCACTCAATCAATTTAACTTTAATGGTGGTGTTGAAGGATTGGCAAAAATGGCCACACAAGCGACAATGTTAAGAATTGATATGTCAAAAACCCTTGATTTAGCGGAAAAATTGTTTGACCCTGAAAAAGCAATTGATTTGGCTGCGTCGATGCAACGATTGGGGGTTGCAAATTCTGAATTATTAGACCCATTGAGATTAATGGATTTGGCTCAAAATGACCCGGCTGAGTTACAAAATCAAATTGCTAAAATGACCGAACAATTTGTTCAGTTAAATGAAAAAGGACAATTTGAAATAATGCCGGGGGCACAAAGACAGTTAAGAGAAATTTCATCGGCCTTGGGTATAGGTTATAATGAATTATCTAAAATGGCTATTGGTACTAAGGAATTGGATGACAAACTTAGTAAAATCAATTTTGCGGGTCTTAATTTTACTGAAGACCAAAAAATGATGATTGCCAATATGGCGGAAATGGGTAAAGACGGCCAGTTCAAAATACAAGTTGAGGGTAAAGGGGAGATGGACTTACAACAGGCGTTGGTTGAATTCGAAAGAGACCCAAAACTTTTAGAGGCTCTTGAAGAAAGTGCTCAACCCAAAACTATGGAGGAGTTGGCAAAAGAACAATTAACAACTTCTAAGTCTATTGAGGCCAATACTAAAGCTTTAACGATTTTACCTGCAGCAATTGCTGGAACAAAAACCGCTAAGGATGCGTTACGAGCTCCTGAAATTTTTACAAAAGAATTGGCGGATATTCTAACAGGTACTGACGCAATGAGTATTAAAAATTTAACAAAGGGTATTGGTGAGGGTTCAACAAAAATACTTGGAGACATTGAAAATTTGGTGTCAGGTAAAGGTTCATTATCAGACTTATTAACATCAATAAGTGATACTGGTAAAAAACTTGACATATTTGCATCTGATGCCGCAAAACAATCTCTCGAAAAATATGAGGAATCATTAGGTGATTTACGTAATGCAAATAATCAATTTGTTGATATTTTTTTGGCCGCTGGCGGCACCATAAAAAATTGGTTTTCAAAAAATGAAAATTTGGGTGGTGGTGACGTTACTATTGGTGCAAAAGACTTTATCATTAAAACATTACCTGAAGATGAAATAAGAATGGTTGGGGGTACCAATTTGGATGGTAATAAAAATCAATCATCAACACAAACTAATAGTGGCCCTGTCGATATAAACCTAAACATGAATGTTAATGTTACGGCACCACCAAATATTGATACGGCACAATTGGTGTTGGCATTAAAAGATATTGAAGTTTCAAGAATGATAGTTGAGTCAATTAAGAGTAGTGTAACTGATAATAATTTATTAACAACCACCGCTAACCCACAACAACAAATGGCTGGAATCAAGAATTCAATGGGGTATACAGGAATACCTTCGGCATAATAAAAAAAATTCATTTGGTATCTATTTATATTAAAAAACTAATATGCCCGAAAGCACATTATCATTTGCAAATAGTTCGTCTTTTAGAAATGCTTTATTATCCAAAAATTTAGAACCTTATGATGTACCCGGTGTTTATACACCACCATCAGGACCTATTGCTTATGAGACTGAACAGTCAAATCTAAATGTTATTGATTCTCCTGATAATCTAATAACTGACGGGGGATTTTCGAACCAACTTTATCCATTAAATGAATACGGACCTAATGGTGGATATAATTTAAATATTACTTATAATGGACCACCATTACCTGTTAATTCAAATCAAGGTGAATACGACTTAAATGACACGGTTTTAGATTTAATTAATGAGTTCTACATTGATGCGGCATACATTGAGAATAGATATGGACCAAATGGTGGATTCAACGACATGGTTATTATTACTGATATTCAGAATAATAATAAAATTTATCAACCATATTGGGACCCCCCAACATTTGTTCCATCTTCTTATTCACCATATAGTATATTGTTATCAACCAATCCTGTTGGGGACAATGGTTTATTATCTCAAGATTCTTACTTGGCGAAATTAGGAGCCGAACAATTAAATAATTTATTTAAAGCTAGAGTTGATGCTGAATTATATCAAAACACAATAGGTTTAGTTAATTTAGAATCACTTTCAGACCCTTTTGAAGCGAGTTTGATTGTTGCGGGTAGAGAACCATTAGTTTATCAAAACTGGCAGATAACCGTCGCAGAGAATCCTATAGTAGCAACCGCTGATTTTTTAACAAGATTAGGTGGGGCATATTGGCCCGTATCACCAATACCAGGTGATTATTTTAACGAGAATGAGGTTAATGGGCAATCGCAACAAGTATCAAACGCACTTAATGTTGTCAATCAACTAACAGGTGGATTTTTAGGGCCTATTTTAAATTTAAAAAGAAATCCTTCTGAAATATTTTTGGCTAACACAGGTAATGCTCAAAGGTCTGCGTTATTTAGAAACTTAGAATATAATAGATATCAACCAGGTTTTAATAAAAACTTTGGTGGGTTATTAGGTATTGGTCAAGCCATTATTAATCCCTTATTGGATTTAATAAACCCGAATGGGACATTAGTTGGTGGTTACTATGTTGGTAGTCGAAATGCTGAACCTTCAAATATTACCTCACCACCAAACCAAATACCTGTTAATCCTTTTGGACAGCAAGTTGAATCACCGGTTTATGGACCATCTGAATTGGGTATTTTATATGAAGGAAATCAAGATTCTTTAAATTTTGGTTTAGCTGCTAAACCTCTTTCTGATGGTGGGGGTATTGATGGTCAATTTGTTTGGACTTCACCCAAATATAAGGGTAATGCAGGATTTAAAGCAACCCCTGGTGGGGGTGCTGGCAGTTTAGATTCTGAATTTAATCAAATTAGTAGTCAATACACAAAAAATGAATCAACTAATTTGGACTTCAAAGAAAGTTCAATATTAGACCAAACTCAAAGATTAATAGATTCTGCGGATAATGTAACAGGCATCTCAAGACTAAAACACGTTGGTAACGCTATTAATCAGGTGTCAAAGGTATTTAACGATGGTTATAAAGAAATAACCAAAGGTTCTCAAGTTGTTTCTTATGTAGATTTTGCAACAGGAAGTGAAGAAGGTATTGAATACTGTCGTGTGTTTACTAAAGATACGCCTTATTATACTTACGCTGATTTACAAAAAACCGATGGGGTTACAAGTTATGAAGGAAATACAGGAAGAAGATTCGACTATTCAATTTTGGATAAGACATATAATCTTAACATCGCACCATTAAAGAATCCTGGTTCTACCAACATTGTTGCAAACAACGAACAAGGGTTAGGTGGGTATGCTAAAAAGTATATGTTTTCAATCGAGAATCTTGCTTGGAGAACATCAAGTAGACCCGGTTTTACATATGATGAATTACCTGTATGTGAAAAAGGGCCTAATGGTGGTAGAGTTATGTGGTTTCCCCCATATGAATTAAAATTTAGTGACCAAAGCACCGCAAATTGGAACCCCACTTCATTTTTAGGTAGACCTGAACCGATTTATACATATAAAGATACTAATAGAACAGGTACTTTAAGTTGGAAAATTATTGTTGACCACCCATCGATACTGAATGTTATTGTTAATAAACATTTAAAAACGAATAAAGAAAAAATGAACTCAATTATTGATTCATTTTTTGCGGGTTGTACAAAATATGATATTTATCAATTGGCTTTAAAGTATAATACAATACCAACAAAAGACCTATATACTTATCAACAAATTTTAAATAACCCCCAATTAACTCAAGAAGAATTGGAGCAAGTAAAAGCTAATATACCTACTGATAATACTACACAGACTAATGGTAGTGGTAATAGTCCTGGTGATG